CTATTTCCACGAGATGAAAACCCAGTGTTATCTTCACCTTTGGCGTTCAAATACAAAGCAATGTTGTTTTGCTTGGCTATTTGTTCAATAGTGTAAGTTTGTTGTTTATTGTTTGTCATTTCCGTTTGCGTTTTGGTTTCTGCTCATCATCGGCAAGTTGTGCCAACTCCAATGCTTTTTGGTCTGCCCAAATTAAAAGTGAGAACACGGATTCAATCACACAAGTTGAACAGTTGGGAACATTGCGACCAAATATCTCACGATGTACATTTTGCAGTTGTGCGGATTGTTCAGGCGTTAATTGAAACACGAGTGTCTTTTTGTAGATCTCGTATGCTGGACGAAGTGACTGGATGAATTCTATCATAGTTTTGTTTCAAGGAGTGCAACAATTACGGTTGCGATGGATGCGTACAAGATACCCACAAATCCGTAGGTGTATATAAAAAACGACAAGCCAAGCCACCAAGACAAGCAGAAAGCACAGTCAAGTGGTTTCATTCGTTTCCATTTGGAGTAGTCGCTTCCGTAGAGATAGCGTTTGAGTAGGTCGGCTGGTTTGCCGAAGTTGACGATGATGATGCTTAGACAAGCAATTCCAATTATTTCGTTGTACATCTTTCTTTCATTAATTTTACTACACGCAGAATCTCCCTGACTGATATATCCGTTTGGCGATGGATTGCTCGTGCTGACATTCCCGAACACCATAACTTGAATAACTCCCTTTCATAGAAATATGCTGATTCGGTTACCTGATTTATTTTGTTGATTCGTTTTTGTTCGATTCGCTCATCTTCTTCCCTTTCCAAAAGAAGGTCGGGTTCTTCAGACAAGTGCAGGTCATAGACATCGTATTGATCATATATCCGAGATTCACCAAAGGGATGCCGGTTGCCGTTGATACAAAGGTACAAAAGACGGATTGTCCAAAACTGGATGTATCCGTCATTGTATATTTTTTCAATTTGTTCATCAGGTTTTTGCAGTATGGTCAAAAAGTAAAATTGATAGAGTTCCCTTGCCAACTCGTTTCCTTTGGCGATGTTCTTCGTGGCTTTGGTCAGCCATTCCGCTTTTGAGAGTTCCTCTATGATTTCGGCTTTATTCACATTTTCTTTTCAATACTACAAATATAACCATTCTTTTCGTATTTTTTCTTTACACGCAACATCTCATCCTCAGACCGGAGAATATGTATTGACGAGCTTAGACCTTTCGTGCAAATGCAAACCCAGTAAGGATAAAGATTCGACATATAGTTTGTTGGTTGTTCGGTCATATTCTATAAGTGATTCGTACACTTGCACGGAGTTAATGATGGTTGAGTGATCCCGATGAAGAATTTTGCCGATGGAAAGATAGGTCATCTTCAGATGCTTCCTACATAAATAGCAAAACAAGTGCCGAGCATCCATAATGTTTTGAGTTCTAACCTTGTCCACGATTGCATCAGGTGTGACATCATAGATGATTGCAACCACTCTCATCGCCTCAGTCCATTCCGCATCTATCTCGTTGATCTTGCATCTTGGGTTGACGATTTCTTCTTTGAGTTTCTTGACCTCGTCAATTCGTTTCTGATTCAGTTCTGCGATTACTCCTTTCAGCCGTCTGACTTCTTGTTTTAGCAAGTGGATCTCCTGGTAGTAGTTCATAACAATTTTTGATTGTGTTCTCCAAGTTGGATGAATCCCGAATCGGATGTACTACCAGTTACCTTGATAAAGTCAACCTCAATCTTTGCTGAGTTGATAATCACTTGTGAAACATCTGCCATCGTTTGTGCAGTTTCAATGTCAATCTCACCATCCTTCAATCGTTCTAATACTTCAAAAAGGTGATCTCTTAAGTCGGTCATTTTATTTCTTGCCATAGCTATTTATTTTTCTTGTTATTTGTTTTTTAATGTGAATTACTTCTTTCAATTCTGGTGGTAGATTTTGGATGTGGTTTCTTCGGATGTGTTCCACTCGGTCAATGACCTCTAAGTTTTCAATACAAATGTTCTGCTTGTTGCGGTCTTTGAACACGACAAACATTCCTGGTGGTATTTCTCCGTGATGTTGTTTCCAAAGTAGCTTGTGAACAAACTCAAATCCGACCTCTATTCTTTCTACCAGGTATCCATCCCGAAGTGAACGGAATCCAATCGGCTTAGTGTTGTGTGGTGTTTGTCCTTTCTTAAATTGTGTTTCAACTCCACCCATCTGCAAACCTTTTTTGCCTTTGTTCCAAGATGCCACTCCTTTTTTGAATTGGGTTGCTTGGTGTCCTTTGAAGTTTTCAAGATAGTATTGATGTAAAAACTCAATGTCTTTTTTTATACCGATGTTGTTTGATTTATTGTAAATCTGCTTGACAGTACATCCAAAACGCACCGCCAAATCATTTGCCATTGTTGTTGGGTATAACCGTTGTAATTCTTCAGCTTCTTCCGTTGTCCAATACTTTCTCATAGTCGTTCTTCGTACATTGTGCGTTCACCGATGAATGTCGTTTTAATTGTGTAGCATTCACCGTGCCTGTTCTTTGCGATAATCAGTTCGGCTTCTTCGTGCTGGAGCTTCTCACCTGAATAGTATGCCGGGCGGAATGGGAACATCACAACATCCGCATCTTGCTCAATAGAACCACTCTCACGGATATCACTCAGCATAGGTCTCTTGTCCGCTCTCTCCTCACATTTTCGTGATAACTGAGCCAACACTATGACTGTGATGTTTAGTTCCTTAGAAAGCAATTTTAAGTTTCGGGATATCTCTGCAATCTCTTGTTCCCGGTTTGTTTTTGTTCCTTTTATTAACTGGATGTAATCAATCACCAAAAGTTCAAGTCCGTGTTTCGCTTTGTGAATCTTGGCTTTGGATTTGATTTGTTGGATACTGCAATTCGGATCGTCATCAATGTAGAATTGTACCGTCTGATTGTTTGCTGAATTGATTAATTGCTGAACCTCAAATTCCCGAAGGTTTGCATTGCGAATCTTCCAATTGGCAAGGTCAGTGATCAACGACAAGTATCTTTTGACAAGTTGCTCATTGCTCATCTCCAAAGAAAGAAACAATCCCTTTCCACCAATCTTGGCGAAGTCATACATCAAAGACAAAGCGAGTGCCGTTTTACCTTGACCAGGTCGTGCAGCCATTACAATCAAATCACCGTTGTTCCATCCGCCCAATACTCGGTCAAGTCCTGCCCATCCCGTTGGTCTTCCCGTGAGCTTGTCACCTCTTTGCACCGCCTCAATAATAGCATCAACCGTCTTGTTGGTAACTTGGGTAATCGTGACCGGATCATTGATGGTTGTAAACTTGGTGTTGTCAACCATTGTCTGAACATTGGTGAGAATCTCTTTCAAGTCAGAAGTCAAATCCAAGTTTGTGATATTCTCAATGAATTGTTTCTTCAGGTACTTGTGTTCAAGTGCTGGAAGGTGACTGCTGATGTTTGGCATTCCATAAACATTCTGCGTGAGCTTGACGATTGTGACCATCTCAACACGGCTGAACTTTTTGCCCAAAGTCAACACATCAATCTCATCGTTGTTGATGTACATCTCCAACATTGATTCAACAATGCGTTTGTTCAGGTTGTTTTCAAACCATTGCGATTTGATTCGTGGCAACAAAGCACGAGTTTGGTCGTAGAATAGTAATTGACCGATTATGTATTCTTCAAGTTCGTTCGTCATATTCTCGCAAGTTAAATACTTTTCGGTTGATAACTTGTGGAGTAGTCACATTATTTGTAAGATTATTATTTTTCCAAGTACGAACCGCTGCTCTCCAGTTCTTCATTTTGTTTTTACCTACAAGCCATCCATTGGATTCGTAGTAGTCAAACCATTTTTCAGATACATCAGCCATTCCAATTTCCATCATATAGGTTTTTAACTCTGATAAAGTTGGTTTTTCAAATCTTGCTACCTTTTTATTTTCAATTATATTTTCATTTTCATTTTCATTTTCCATATGTTCAACATATGTATCAGATATGATAATCACATCATCTTTCTTTTTACGATTATTTCGTCTTGATTCTGAATAGGATTTTCGTTTGTCAATTTCTTCCTTTAATCTCATATTGAAGAACTTGCCATCTGAATCCTTTTGGAATTTATCAAAGATATCTTCATCATATGTTCCGCATATCTGCAACATATCTCGTTCTGACATATGACCTTTTTGATGCTGGATACAAAGCAAAGTGATAAACTTACCTTTTTGTTCCATTGACATCAGCAAAGTACCCGTTAAGAAGTCGGATGAATAAAATAAGAATGCCGGATCTTTGCTCATAAGTAAAAGAATCTTTGAAGTTTTGATTTTGTCCTATGTCTTTTCGTGTGACAAGTATATCTTTCATTATTTTCTTGACAAGCTAATTTTAAAGAGTCATATTTTTTACCACTCACAATATCAATAACCGGCTTTGAGATTGCTTTTATTAGAGCAACCCTTTTAGATTCAAATAACCCAGTGTCCCAACCGTGCTGATGATTTTCAGCTGCCGTTACCCATTCAAGATTTCCTGCGTGATTATTGAATTTATCACCATCACGATGATTTACTTGTGGCTTGTTGTCGGGATTTGGAATAAAAGCTAAAGCGACCAACCTATGTATTTTGTATATTTTCCTAACCTTATTATTCATTAACGAATAACAAGCATATTTCAGACCATAACCAACAAAATATGGTTTCAAAATTCGTTCTTTGCCATACTTGTAGCTCTTGACTCTTCCGTGATCGGAGATGTAGTACTGACCATTGCATTCCGCAATAGGTTTCCATTGTTCTATTTGTTGTGTTCCCATTTTTTTGCATAAAAAAAGCCTTCGAGATAGAAGGTTTACGGGAACACATCTATCAGGAAGGCAAAAAGTTTTGATTATAGACAAACCCGCATTTGTCAATCACTCTTACAAATATAGCGAATTACTTGGGTTGTTCCAAATTATAGTGTGGCTTCGCTTGGTTGTACAAATGGATGACCTTTGTCATAGAATATCCCATCTTCTT